TCATCACCAATAGTAATTACACTACTATGCTTTTAAAAGCATCAGGTAATAATGGTACTAATACTACTATCAATGATGCATCTTCTAGCAATCATGCAATAACTGTGTATGGAAGTGCTGTAGCTCAAGCACATACTCCACATCATCCTGGAGGTTACAGTGCTTACTTTGATGGTAGTGGTGATTTTCTGTCAATAGCTGACCACACAGATTTTACATTAGGGACTGGTAATTTTACTGCAGAATGTTGGATATATCCAACTGGTTCTCCAAACCAACCACTTATTTTCGGTCAATGGAGTAACCCTTATGCTTGGGCTATTCAACTATCTAATAATTCATCTAGATATCTTAGATTTTTAGTTCACATAGGTGGCTATGTAGATACAATCTCCACAAACACAACGGTTCCTTTAAATGAATGGTCCCATTTAGCATTAGTAAGAAATGGAAGTACTTTTACATTATATTTAAATGGTGTATCTGCTTTAACGATGACAAATAGTGGTTCTATAACTGATTCATCAAGCGCTCTTACTCTAGGCGCTACAGCAAGTGGAGGACAACCATACCAAGGATATATTAGAGATGCAAGATTCGTTGTAGGAGATGCTGTATATACTGCAGACTTCACACCACCGACTTCTTCATTAGCTTCTACGGGTAGTAACACAAAGTTACTTGCATGTAATGGTTTACCATATATTGTTGATGGCTCTAATAGTTCTCACTCTATTTCTGTAGCAGGAAATGCATATCTTGAAAGATTTGGACCTTATGATTATTCTTCTTATAGTCCATCTTCACATGGATCATCAGTATACTTTGATGGCACCGGCGATTATTTAAAAACACCAAGCAGCGCAGATTTTAATTTAAACAATACAGCTTTTACAATAGAAGGATGGTTTTATGCTACTGCCCCAGCTGGAAACGAGCATATTTGGTCATCTTACATAGATACTAATAACAGAGAAAGTTTTTATTTTTCAGATTCTACTACATTAAACTGGTGGGTCAATGGATCGACACGGATTTCAGCTACAGTCGTCGCTAATAATTGGCATCATTTTGCAATTGTTGATAACAACGGCACCACCACATTTTATATTAATGGCATAAGTCAAGGGACATGGTCTAGCACATATACAGATGGAAACCGTCTTGTTTGGCTTGGAACATACAATGATGGAGGATATGCTCCAGACGATTTTACAGGATATTTGAGTGACATCAGATATGTAAAAGGTACAGCGGTTTATACTGCAGATTTTACTCCGCCAACTTCACTACTGACAGCTATTACAAATACTAAATTACTTACACTTAGAGGTAGCCCTAACATTTACAATGCTGCCGGAAGATCTAGTGTAACTACTTTAAATGGAGATGCCAAGTCATCTACAGCTCAAACAAAGAACGCTGAGTCATCAATTGTGTTTGATGGAAGTGGTGACACTATAACTATAGCCGAGCAAGTACCACGTAATGAAAGAGATGACTGGACAATTGAATTTTGGGTAAGACCTAATAATGTGACCAATAGAATGGATATGTTTAGTCAATATAATTCTTCGTCAGCAGGAAGAATGACTCTTAATATGAACAATAGTGGTATTGTAAATTTCTTCCAAAATGGATTAACCGGTAATTCGGGATCAAGTATTGCAGCTAGCTCATCACTTACAGCTAACACATGGCATCATATTGCTGTTACAAATAATTATGGCATAAGATCAATGTTTATTGATGGCGAGTACCAAGGTCAATCAACTGGTTCGCAGGCCTTGGCAGATTTAGAGATAATGATTGGTAACGCTGTTGATAGAACAGACTATATGAATGGATATATGGAAGATATTCGACTTACGAAGGGTCTTTCGAGATATCCATTCATTCCAACTGCAGAAACATTAACATCTGGATCTTTAACAAAAGCTCTAGCCTGTTATGCTGCTTCTGAGACTACTGCTGTTTATGGAGCTGGTAGTACTTCGTTAAGTGTAGCAAAAAATGGAACCCCTTCAGCTTCTGATTTTGGTCCTGCGGACGGAATGAAATCTGTTTACTTTGATGGAAATGATGACTGGTTAACTATTGATCTAGGATCAGCAATTGGAACTAGCGATTTCTGCGTTGAAGGGTGGGCATATAGAGACACTAGCAGCGGCACTGCAAATAGTCGAGGCGTTTTCAGTATAAGTGATAATACTAATGGATGGTCTAGTAGCGGTTCTAATATTTCATTGCAATATAGAAATGCTGCAAACGGTAATGAGTGGGCAGCCTATTTAAATAATGGTCAAAGAAATATTACAGATACAGATACAGTAATGGGTAAATGGTACCATTTTGTGGTTCAAAGAAATGGTGGAACTAGCTATGTGTTCATTAACGGTTCAATGATTTATTCTATTGCAGATACATATGATTATTCAGGTAAACAATACCTAGCTATTGGTACTTATCATTCAGATGATGATTGGTATGGTTATATTTCCAATTTGAGAGTATCAGTAGGAAGTGGTAGTAATTTTTATGCTAATTCATTTACACCTCCGACTGCAGAATTAAAAGCATAATGGCTAACTATAAAGACATAGTTGTTAATCGTTTAGGAAAAGCGAATACAAAAAAACCGAGTACAGTGGTTACAACTGAAAATCAGTTACCGACTTCTAATCTCACCTCTGGCGAATTTGCATTTGTTGATAGCAGCGACAAGCTGTACATATCTGACGGTGGTGGTTGGTATAATATACAAAGAGGAATAGGCCATACCGGTGCTTTAGTTGAGCTACTAGTAATCGGTGGCGGTGGCGGCGGTGGCGGATCAGTAGCCGGTGGCGGTGGCGCCGGTGAAATGGTAGATTTAACATCTGCTGCAGCCTATAAAGTATATGGACATACAACCTATACAGTAACTGTCGGTGCTGGTGGTGATGGTGAACAAACTTCTGCTGGTAATAATGGATCTGATTCTCAATTTGGTTCTATTGTAGCTAAAGGTGGTGGCGCCGGCGCACATCAGAATACCGGTGCAGCGACATCAGGTGGTTCAGGAGGCGGAGGAGGATCAGGAGCTACAGCTACAGCTTCTGGAGCAGCAGCTGGTGATCATGGAGACGGTGGATATAATACGTATCGTTATAAAAACGCTGGAGGCGATGGCTCTAATTCATCTAACAATAACTATGTAGGTGGTGGAGGTGGAGGCGCTGGTAGTGCTGGAGGAGATGGTCAGGGAGCTGAAGGTGGTAGTAGAGGACCTGGTGGAGATGGTGGCGCAGGACGTCAATCGTCAATTACAGGAACTGCCACTTATTACGCTGGTGGAGGAGGTGGCGGAGCTTACTGTAATTCAGTAGGCGGTGGACCGGGTGGTTCAGGCGGCGGCGGCGCCGGTGTTGATAATGGAGGCACTACAACAAATCGCGGTGGTGCTCTAACAAATCGCGAAGGTACCGCAAACACTGGTGGTGGAGGCGGTGGAGGTGATGAAACATGTGGTTCAAATAATGTCACTAGAGGAGGAAACGGCGGATCTGGAGTTGTTATTCTTGCTGTTGATAGTGAGATAATTGGAACTCAAGTTACTATTAGTACAGGATTAACATACACTGTTGATTCTACATCAAGACCAGGAAAGCACATTTATACTTTTACTGCCGGCACAGGGACTATAGAATTCTAATATAAATAGTCGTTAAAGGGGACTATTATGGCAAATCCAAGCTCTAGGGCAACATTAATCGATTACTGCAAAAGAAAGCTCGGTGATCCGGTTATTGAAATCAATATTGATGAAGATCAAATCGAAGATCGTCTCGATGAAGCAATTCAATATTGGCAAGAATATAACAGTGATGCCACGTTTAGAACTTATGTGGCACACCAGTTAACTGCGACTGACGTATCAAATGGATACGTTTCCGTTGCTAGTGATGTCTTGTTCGTGACTCGATTGTTTGCTATTGCTAGTTCCTTTAATAATTCTTTTAATTTCTTTGATATTAAATATCAGCTAATGTTAAATGACATTGCTGACATGCAAAATTTTGCTGGTGACTTAGCATACTACGAACAATTACAGCAATATCTGTCATTGCTGGATATGAAATTAAATGGATATCCACAAACAGAATATTCTAGAAAGCAAAATAGATTATACCTGTTTGGTGATTTTGAAGATGGTGATGCTAAAGAAGGCGAGTATATTATTTACGAAGCATATAAGATCGTAGATCCTGCAACTCATACTGCGGTGTTCAACGACATCTGGCTCAAAGATTACACTACCGCTTTGTTCAAACAACAGTGGGGCATGAATTTAATTAAGTTCGAAGGAATGCAATTGCCGGGTGGTGTTATTCTAAATGGCAGACAAATTTATGATGACGCGACTGGCGAGATCGAAGCATTAAGAGAACGTATTAGAATGGAACACGAATTACCACCTGATTTCTTCATAGGTTGATATGCGTAATTTATATTTTTCCGACAAGGTACGTTCGGAACAGAATTTATACGAAGACATCATCATAGAATCTCTTAAGATCTATGGACAGGATGTCTATTATCTGCCAAGAGATTTGGTTGGTGAAGATAAAATCTTTGGTCATGATGTTCCTTCAAGGTTTAACTCATCTCATAAAATCGAAATGTATATCGAAAACGCCGAAGGATTTGAAGGCGAAGGAGATCTATTTACTAAGTTTGGTGTAGAGATTAGAGATGAGGCTACCTTTGTAGTATCTCGTCGTAGATGGGAGCAAACCGTAAAGAGATATGATAACGAGATTGAAGGTGATAGACCAAGAGAAGGTGACCTAATTTACCTGCCTCTTTCCAATTCTCTTTTCCAAATTAGTCATGTTGAGCATGAGCAGCCTTTTTATCAATTAAGCAATCTTCCAACCTATAAGCTCAGAGCTACATTGTTCGAATACAATGATGAAGACTTGGATACCGGTGTTGAAGTTATTGATGATATTGAAAGAGATTACGCTTACACATATATCTTAACTCTTGACTCTGATAGCCAGACGATTGAGATTGGTCAAACTGCTACACAAACTTTGACCGATGGCACGTTAATGGCCGGTGAAGTATCTAAGTGGTCTGATTCTGATAACAAACTGCATCTGATTCACGTCGGTGCAAGTGATGGTAAGTATCATACATTTACTACAGGAACGATTGTTCTTTCTGGTGACTATCGATTGGATTCAAACTATACTGTATCTGCTATCGCAGAAGATAATAAAATTTCTGAGAATGAACAAAACGCAGACTTCCAGACAGTTGGTGCTAACTTCTTAGACTTTACAGAAAACAATCCGTTTGGAGATCCTAGCTAATGTTTGGTGGTCACTTTTATCATAAGAAAGTACGTAAGTGTGTTGCCATGTTTGGCACACTCTTTAATAATATCTACGTGCTTCGTGCAAACTCTGCTGGTGGAATCATTAGTCAGGTCAAAGTACCTTTGTCTTATGCACCAAAAGAAAAATTCTTAGAGAGAATCAGAGAAAATCCTGACTTAGTTGAAGATACACGTGTAGCAATGAAGCTACCGAGGATGTCCTTTGAAATTACATCTTTAAACTATGACGCAACTCGTCAGCTTCAAAAGGTTTCGGCATTTAAAACTTCTGGTGATGATAATACTAAAAGACAAAAGTTTTTTACACCAGTACCATACACAATTAATTTCCAATTGAATGTATACGCGAAGTCACAAGATGATGCGCTACAAATTGTTGAGCAAATTCTTCCTACATTTAATCCACAGTACGCTTTGACAATCAAACCTTTTGCTACTGAATATCCTTCTTTAAAGGAAGATGTTCCTATTGTTATTCAAGGTGTAGGATTTTCAGATGACTTCGAATCTGGCTTAGAGCAAAGAAGAACTATTATCTATACTCTAGATTTTGAAATGAAAATTAATTTCTATGGCTCTATTACTCAAAGCTCAATTATTCGTACAGCACAGACGAACCTTGGTCTCAAAGGAGAAGGGTTTGCAGATTCTGATGTTACTATCGAACAAATAACAACCAATCCATCACCGCTTTCTACCATTGGTCTAGATGATAGCGATTTTGGTTTCACATCAAGTATAAATATCCTACAGGAACGCCCGGTCGACGTCGACGTTTATGTCGCTGAAGGTTATGTCGAGGATGGCTACTTTAGGTCGACAACATAGGTAATTGAAAAATGGCAATTGTATTACGTTTAACAAAAGGATCACAGCTTACATTTGCTGAGTTGGATGGAAACTTTTCTGATTTAGATAGTCGTGTTACCACAAACACGAATAGCATTACTACGATTAATGCATCAATCAGTACCCTTAACACAAACGTTACTGGTAATGATAGCGACATCTTGGCGTTACAAACAGATCAAAATGCAATTGATACTAGGTTGATTGCAGCAGAAGGTGAGCTAGCCAACGTTGCAATGACATCCACTGAAGCAGACTTTGGCAAAAGAATTATTAAG